GAATTTCATGTCCAGCTACAAGCTGTGGGGAAACTACACAGCTTGCTTCCCTGAGAACACCGATGTCAAGGATTATTTCATCCCCGTCAGCCGGATGTTCGACTGGGTTGCCAACAGCATCATCCGGACGTTCTGGAGCCAGCTCGACAAGCCGATGACCCGCCGGTTCGTGGATTCTATCCTGGATTCCGTGAACATCTGGATGAACGGCCTGACCGGCTCAGGTTACCTGCTGGGCGGTCGTGTCGTGATGCTGGAGAGCGAGAACCCGGTCAACAACCTGATGGCCGGTATCATCAAATTCCATGTGTATATGACCCCGCCGAGCCCCGCGCAGGAGATCGACTTCGTGCTGGAGTACGACGTCTCCTATGTTCGGTCCGCGCTCGCCGCTGAGTAAAGGAGGGATAATCCATGCCTAAGCAGCCCGAAGCTTACATTGATTTTGAGGTGTATGAGAATTCGAGAAACTACCTCGGAATCTCCTCCACCGTGCTGCCCAACATTAACTACATTGTCCAGCAGATCACCGGCGCCGGGATCTCCGGCAACGTGGACGCGGTGCTGATCGGAATGGTGGACGCGATGAGCACCACCCTGAACTTCCGCAGCGCTACCGATGCGGCTGTCAGCCTGCTGAAGCCTGAAAAGCACACGCTGGATATGCGCGTCGCGGAACAGCACTGGAACACCATGAATACCGAGCGCAACGTGGTTGCGGATAAGTATGTTATGGTCTGTGTTCCCAAGAATTTCGCCCCCGGCACGGTTGCCCCCGCGTCCCTGGCTGATACGAACCTCGAAATGAGCACCACGTATTACGCCGGATACCGCGATGGCAAGCAGCTGTGGGAGATCGACCCCTTCAACTACATCTGCACCATTGATGGTGTGGATTATATGGCGGATGTCCGCCGCGCCCTGGGCAAGTAATTGCCTGTGTTTGAAAGGAGACAAACATGAGCATCGATAACATCAAGAATCTGAATGAGGTAGACCCGAAGGAATATGACGCGGCGGTGGAGGAAGCAAAGACCGACAATGCCCCGTCCTATGTTCACAAGTTCAAGAAGCCGTTCAATTATAACGGCAAGGATTACAGTGAGCTGGCATTCCGGTTCGATGACCTGACCGGCGAGGACAGTCTCGCGGTCGAGTCTGAGCTTCGGGCGAAGGGGATCATGCTTATTTCTCCCACGTTCAACGGTGAGTTCCTGACGCGCATCGCATCCCGTGCCTGCACCGAGGCCATCGGCATCGACGGCTTCAAGAGGATGCGGATTGTGGACTTTGAGAGCATCAGGAGCCGGACCCGAAATTTTTTGATGGCATCGGAGTCGTGACCGGTGATGGCGGGAGCTGGATCAGGAAGCAATGCATCATGATGGCAAAAAACTGCCACACGCCCATTGACTACTGGCTCCGGCTCCCGCTTCGTCAACTGGTTGCGTGGATCCGAGATAACAACGACTTAATCCGGGAATCATCCCGAAACGATAAATAATCCTGCAAAGGAGGGATTTAATTGGCTGGAAAGGAGTACCAAATGGCATTTGCCATTGGTGCGAAACTGCAGGGGCAGTTCGGGGCAACATTCAGGAATGCCCAGAGCAGCATTGCCGGGCTGCAGAGCCGCATCGAATCCCTTAACCGCAAGCAGGGAGACATCGCAGCCTATCAAAAGCAGCAGAAAGCTGCGGAGCAGACCCGCGCCAAACTGGAAATGCTGCAGAAGCAGTATGATAACCTGAAGAGCGCGATGGGCGAAAACGGCGAAGCATCAGCGACGCTGAAGAACCAGATGCTCCAGAAGGAGCTGCAGATCCAGAAAACCACCCAGGCCCTTGAGGGTCAGGAGAAAAAACTGACCAACATGGGGAATGCTCTGACCCAAGCCGGGGTGGATACGAACAATCTGGGGCAGGCCAGTCAGAGCCTTGCGTCCAGTCTGGACGGCCTGAAAGCCGAGCAGGAACAGGTTGCCGAAGCGGCCCAGGAAATGGGTGACAACATGGGAGACGCGGCCTCCGCGATGGAGGACGCGCTTGCGGCGGTCGGCGTTACAGCTGCCCTCAAGACCGTCTACGAGACGATGCAGCAATGCGCCCAGGCTTCCATTGAGTTTGAAGCGAGCATGGCTGGCGTGAAGCGTACCGTCGGCGGCTCTGATTCCTTCCTGGCATCCATGGGTGATTCCTTCAAGGAGATGTCGACAAATATCCCGATTACCACGGACACCCTTGCCGGAATCGCCACAACTGCCGGTCAGTTGGGCATCTCCCGTGACAAGGTGGAGCAATTCACCACAGTCATGGCGCAGTTGGACACCACCACAGACCTGACAGCGGACGCGGCGGCAACGATGCTGGCACAGTTCGCCAACATCACCGGATTGACGGATTACGAGCGTCTGGGCTCCGTGATTGCAGAGTTGGGCGACGCAACTGCAACCACGGCCAGCAAGGTTGTCGAGATGTCGCAGGGCATGGCGGCATCTGCGAACCTGGCAGGCATGAGCGCGACAGACATCCTGGCAATTTCGGCTGCTGTCGGCTCCCTGGGCATCGAAGCGCAGGCCGGTTCCACCGCGATGAGTACCCTGATTAGCACCCTGTATAAGGCCACTGAAACCGGGGAGAATCTGGAAAACTTCGCCTCTGTTGCAGGTATGACAGCGGAGCAATTCCGCACCGCCTGGGGGCAGGATGCGGTCGGCGCTATGAACGCCTTCATTACCGGCCTGAATGATGTAGAGCGCAACGGCAAGAGCGCCATTGTGATCCTGGACGAATTGGGCATCAATAACGTTCGGCAGACAAAGGCCATCCTGGGCCTTGCTTCCGCCGGAAACCTGTTGAGCGGGACGATTGCGCAGGCAAACAGCGCATGGCAGGCAAACACTGCGTTGACGGACAAAGCCTCCGTCATGTACGAGACGACGCAGGCCAAGCTGACGATGGCGCAAAACGCGGTCAACAACCTGAAAATCGCGGTTGGAGATGCGCTCACACCGGAACTGGCAGCTGGCGCGGAAACCATGACAGGAATGCTCAAGGGTGTCACGGGATTCATTACGCAAAACCCGGTACTCGTCAAATCACTCACAAGGGCTGTCGGCGTCTTCGGACTTGCCACCGCTGGAGTGCTTGGTTATACCGCGGTCGTAAAGCTGGCCACAAAAGCAAGCGCCCTCTTTGCCAGTACGATCCCTGGTCTCAATCTGGTGTTGGGCGCCACTGCAGTCATCGCCGGACTCACTGCCGGCATCACGCTCCTTTCCGAGGCATTCAAGGACAATCAGGAAAGCATGCAGGAGCTGGACGAAGAGTTCGACAACCTGAATGCGGACTACAAACGGAATAGCAACATCCGCTCCCTGTGCTCCGAGTATCAGCGGCTGCAGAAGGAGCTTTACAACACGTCCAACGCCGCGTCTGAGCTGACCGGCATGGACAAAGAGACGGTTACCATTTTCGTCAATGCGGAGGTTGCGGAAGGTTTCGCAATGCTCAACGCGGATGATTTTGTGGGTGACAACTGGGTCGAGCTGAACGCGGAGAGCGGCGAAACGCTGGTCAAGGCGGAGGAGCTGCTCGAAGGCGGGACGATTGTCAAGCTCGAAGGCGAGGCACTGGAGAGCGTGAAGGCGGCTGGCTTCCTGGTTAACGAAGATGGCACGATCGAACTGACCCCGGAGGTTGCCGAATTCCTTGAGGCCAATCAGTTTTTCAGCGGCGAGAATGACGGCTCGGTCAGCGTCCAGCTGTCTCCCAAGGTTGCGGAGCATCTTGCGGCAGAAGGCTTCCTGGATGGCACGCAGGTCGATCTGACCGGCAATGCCATTAAGACTCTGAAAGCCGCCGGATTCTTGGACGGTGACGCGATCATCGAAATCAAGGGCACTGCGGACACCACCACCAAGATCACGGTCGATGACTACATCGCAGCAAATGACCGGGTGGTCGAACTGACGGCGAACCTGACCAACCTGGAAGATGTACAGAAGGCCATCACCAACCTGGGAGCGGAAGCGGACGGACTGAAAACGAAAGCGGAAGGCGCAAAGACCGAACTGACCACCGCTCAGAGCCAGCTTGCCGACATGCAGAAACGGCAGCAGGAGCTCGAAGCGAGGCTGACCCATGCGAAGTCCGACAAGGACAAGAGCGCGATCCAGCAGGCCATTGAAGACCAGACAGCTGCCATCGCTGAACAGGAAACCAGGGTCGGCGAACTGGACACGGCCTATCAGAATGCGAACGCGCAGTATTTGATCACCCAGGCTGCGGTCGATGAGTTGACCGCAAAGGAACAGCGTCTGGCAGAGATCAAGGGTGAGCTGTCTGCACAGACAAACGGTGTGGTATCCGCTACCGAAGCCCAAACCGCCGCAATCAACCGGCAGATCGAACAGGCCGACAGGATGGCGGCAGCGGAGCAGGCCAGGATCAGGGGCGAAGTCTACAGCAACGCCACCAAACAGGCGAAACAGTACGCGAACGCTGTGAAGCAGAGCGCGGATGTTTCCGCCAAATCTGCAGGAGCTTTTGAGCAATGGAATGCGTCCCTTAAGTATTCCGGGATGACGGCGGAGGAAGTCAACGCGCAGTATCAATCCATGCTGAAAGCGTTTGACGATAATGTCGGCACCCAGGGATTTGACGCTGCCGGAGCGGCGAAGGAAATCCAGTTGCTTGCTGCTCTGATGGGTCAGTCCTTCGAGGATCTGACCAAGTACGCAGACGGCAGCGTTTCCTTCCAGGAAGCCTTCGGTTGGCTTTATACCAATGATTCCACGCTGCTGGCCAACATGACTGGACTCAATGAGCAGGTCGGCGAATACGGCGAGCAGCTGAAAGAATACCAGGCGATCCAAGACCTGTTTATCACGAACCTTGCCGATGGCGTAGGTTCCGGAGCCTTGACGGCAGAGGAAGCAATGGGCCTGTTGTCCACTTCCCTGACTGCGGCTGGCGCTGATGCGGAGATGGTTGCGGCGGCGGTCGAGCTCCTGAAAAAGGAACTCGGAGACGTACCGGAAGAAGCAGCGGCAGCGGCGGAAAGCGCCACCAGCATGAGCGATGCAGTCCAGCCGATCCTGGATCAGATGAACGCCCTGAGCGCGGCCTATGAGGAAGCGTACAATTCGGCGTATGAATCCATGGACGGGCAGTTCAAGTTATTTGAACAGGCTCCGGAGCTGACCCAGCAGAGCGTGGATGACATGATAGCTGCCCTGGAATCCCAGGCGCAGTACATGCAAACCTACGGCGAGAACTTGAAAGCGGCGGCGGAGATGGGTCTGTCTGAAGGCCTGATTGCTCAACTGTCTGACGGCAGCGCGGAGAGCGCGGCATACCTGGCGGCGATTGTGGCCGATGGCGCGGCCAAGATTGACGAACTGAATACCGCGTTCGAGGGCGTTGAAGACGGCAAAGAGCAGTTCGCTTCGACCGTCGCGGAGATGCAGACGGACTTTGCGTCCCAGATGGCATCTCTGCAGGCGTCTCTGGAAACCACCGTCACGAATATGGAGATGTCCACCGAGGCAGCAGCCGCCGGAGCGGCAACCGTTCAGGCGTTCGCTGACGCGGCTCAAGGCAAGGTCGGCGCGGTATCCTCCGCGTTTGCCAGGGTGGCAGCAGCGGCACAGGCGGCGCTGAAGCTGAAGTTCCCGGGCGGCTACGCAACCGGCACCGAACATGCAGAACGCGGTTTCAAAATGGTCGGTGAGGAAGGCCCGGAACTGGTCTGGTTCAACG